TGCGCTCGGCGGCTTTCGCGTTGGCCGACTACATCAAAGTCCTGCTTCAGGCGCTTGTCTTCAGTCATGTTGTCTCACTCCTCTTTCAGCGAGCCGAACTGTCGTAGGACTGGTAGGCCTTCAGGTAGCGTTGCCGCTTTTGAGGGTCATCCCATACGCCAGCCTCGATCATAGCCTGCTTTCTTTCCGGTGTCACGTAGATTTCGTTCTTGGTGCGCGGCGGCGCGTGTTCACGCTGCGAGCCGACCGGCGGCCCCTTGCGGGACTGGGCCGGTTTAGCCGGTGCGTCGTCGCCGATGGCGTCGGCCACGCGGCGTGTCAGTTCCTGCCAGTAGCCGATTTCGCGGGGGTCGTAGCCCTCACGCACCAGTGCGTTGTCGATGTCCTTGGTGATGGCGCTGTCGGCATTGCCGCCACTCGGGTCATACCACGGGTTGGCGTCCATCCACTCCTTGGCGTAGGTCGCGACGCGCGGGTCGGCCTGCTGGGGTGCCGCCTGCTGCGGTCGGGCCTGCTGAAGCTGCTGCGCCGCCTGCCGCATCTGCTGTGCCTCGTCCTTGGCCGCGTCGCGGATGCGCAGCGCGGCTGCGGCGTCCTCGCCGTTGCCAGCTTCGATGGCTCGGGCCATAATCTGCTCGGCCTGCTGCGCGTCGCGCTCGGCCTGTGCGATGCGCTGCGCGACGGTCTGCTCGGCAGTCGAGACCGTGTGCCCTTCGATAGCTGCCAGACGCTGCGCCATCTGCTGCGTCTGTTGCCGCAGGTAGGCCAGTTCGGCCTGAGCCAGATCGCGTGCCCGCTTCTGGATTTCCCTGCGCTTCTTGCGGCGGGCGTTGTTTGTGCCCGCAGCGGCGTCGGCCTCGTGGTCGTCGTCGCTGGTGGCCAGACGACTGTCACCGTCGTCCTCTTCACCATCATCGTCCTCGGCGGCAGCGGCCTGCTCCCCGGCGGGCGCGGGGGCCTCTTCGGGCGGGGTCTCGACGGGGATCAGTTCTTCTTCGGTTTTTTCAGTGTCACTCATGACCGGCTCCTTTCAGCCTTGAACGTCTACAGGAAGGCCTTCATCGCCAGCGGGTCGCCAGTGATTTCGCCCAGTAGATCGTGATCGTTGAACAAACAGAACAGGGTCTCGTCCCCGTTCTCGCGTGTGACGCCCCAGCGGTCGCCGCCATACTTCGGCGCGCGGACGTAGGTGCCGGGTTTGACCCACTCGCCTTCCGGCCAGAGGTCCATCGTGTTGCGGTTCTTGAAGGCCAGCGGCCCGAGGGCGACGACCTTGGCGACCTGTGTGTTCCACACCTCGGTGTCACGCGTCTCGCCTGCGAGGATGATGCCGCCCTTGGTCTTCGTCTTGGCCTGCCGGAACTGCACCAGCACGCGGCTGCCGAAGGGCCGGACGCCGGGATCGACAGCGGGGAAGGCATCCTCCTCACTGTCGTAGCCAAAGACAACCTTATTGAACTCGTACTCCATACTGCGCTCCTCAGTATCGGTTGGTTTGCTGTTCCTTCTCGTTGTAGAACTCCATGAGGGCGTCCTTCGCGAGAGATAAACCGGCGTAAAGCCCGACGGACTGGCCATGCCCAAACAGGTCAGCAGAGGGCCGCTCCATCGCCTCTTTGGCGAGGGCGGCCTGCTTTGCTTCCAGCACTTGGAGGATGACCTCTATGCGCACTTAGGCGGGCGTCTTCTTGCCCTGCGGCACCTTGGGTTCAGTGCCCATTGCCATCAGCTTGTGCTGGCGGGTGTTGCTGGCATTGGTCGAGGGCGCAGTGCCGCTCGGCTTCGGGCTGGTTGCGTTGTTGGCCATTGGTGTTCTCCTATGGATTGGGGTTGATGCCGGTACCTGTTGACAGCGCCGAGTGGCCGCCTGTCTCCATCTCCGCTGCAGCGATCTGCATCGCCGTGGCATTGTCGTCGGTGTTCAGTTCCTTCTTGATCTGAAGCTCGGCAGCCTTGCGGTCGTCCTCATGCTGCTCGTGCTGCGCGGCGAGCGCGGCGTTCTGCTGCAGTTCAGCAGCAGACAACTGCCGTTCTTGCTGGCCGCCCTGCTGCTCGATGGTGAGCTTCTGCTGATCGGTCTGGGCCTGCTGCCCCAGTTCCTGTTGCTTGATCTGCAGTTCCTGTTGCCTGATCTGGCCGTCCTGCTGGGTCTGCTGCTGCTCAAGCTGCATGCGCTGCTGCTCGGTCTGCTGCTGCATGCCCAGCTTCTTGTCCTCAAGTGCCAGCTTCGGATCGTGCGGTGCAACCATCGCTTGCTGCTGAAGCTGCGAGACGATCTGCTGCGCCTGCTGGATGACCGGCGGCAGCGACTTGAACACCTCGTCGCCCATCTGCAGGGCCTGCATCGACGCCTCGGCGAGCATCTGGTCCATCGCCTTGCGGGCTTCAGGCTCCTTGCCCATGCCCTTCATGATGTCGCCGATGTCCTCGCCGCCCAGCGAGTGGTTAACCAGATCGAAGACCTCCGACGCATACCAGAGCATGACATGCTCCTTGAGGTGCTGGAGGATGGCGGGGAGGAAGACCGGCTGCACCATCGGGTTCGCGCCGAACATCGGGTTGTTCATGAACGACAGGTGGGTCTTGAGGTGGGCGATGTGGTCCTGCTCGGGGAAGGCCGTGATTGGTTTGCCCAGCGCGGCGGTGACGTTCTCGTTGACCGCGTTCTGCTCCTTCGGCTCGGTTGCCGGAAGCAGCAAGTCCTTGGCGTTGGGTATCTTCAGCGTCTCAAGGATGCGCTCCTCGACCTTGCGGACGTTGTACAATTGCGGGAACAGTTGCGCGCGCTGCGCGATGGCCTGCACCTGAGCGTAGCGCTGCGTCTCGCTGAAGATGTTGGGGTCGCTGACCGGCACGACGTCGAGCGGACCCTCGAAGTCGGCCTTTGTTGCCAGTTCCTCGCCGGTCTCATGCTCGATCTGCTCGTCGCTGAGGTGCGTCGCGTTGAGGCGGTGCAGGATGCGCAGCATGCGCGCCATCGCGTCGTGCAGGCGGGCGTGGATCGAGCTATAGACGACTGCGCCCTGCTCCAGCTTGGCCAGCGTGGTGCCGACAGGCGCGTTGGGGTTCTGGTCGGCGATGTCCTCCATCGACGTGCGGACGACGTTCTTGCCCGTGTCGATGAGGAAGCCGAGCAACTGGAACAGCACGGGGCTGGGCGGGTTGTACGGCAGCGGCATGGCCAGCTTGCGGATGTCGTCGACCTGAAAGCCGCCCTCGACCTCGACGACCTGCGTCGGCTGGATGTTGAGGCTCTGCCCGCCCGAGCTTCCGCCCTTGAGCTTGAGCATGGTCTGGCTGTTGCTGATGTGAGCCGCGTCGAGCAGTGCGCGCAGCGCGCCGGTTGCTGCTGCCGACAGGCCGCCGATCATCTGCGGCAGGCCGATGGGGTAGGCACCGCGCCACGGGATGAACGGGAACTCGACGTACCACTGAAGCTCCTCGCGGCTCTCGTCGTCCTCGTCCCAGTTGCGGTAGATCGCCAACACCTTGCCCGACGGCTTGTCGATGCTGATCAGGTAGGGCGACGGCTCGTCGTCGTCACCAATGGCGGCGGTCGCGGCAATCTCGTAGATCGTGCGCAAGCCGTCCTCGTTGTAGCTCGACTGCTCGCGGCCCTCGATCTTGTCGTTGGCAATGCCCGCGCTCGACTGTTCCGGCTCCATACCGGCGAGGCTGATGTCCACATCGCGGTACATGCCGCTCTTGACGCGCTCCTCGAAGTCAAGCTGTGTCAGGTACTGGACGTGCGTCTTGCGCTGCGCGCTGTAGAAGTTGGTCGCCGCGAAGGGCAGCAGCATGTCGTCGATGGCGACGAACAGCGGGTTGGGCCGCTTGCGGCGTTCATCCCACGACAGCTTGAGGTACTGCGCGCCGCCGAGCGGCACCTGTGTCATCAGTTGCTCAAGCTCGGCACGGAAGTCGGGGCACTGGACGGTAAGCTGCCAGTTCATCAGGCGGGTCTTGCGCTCGGCCTTGGCTACCTTCTCGTCGGTCACCTTGCCGGGGATGAAGTCCTTGACCGGCCCCTCGGGCGGGAACAGTTCCTTCATCGCGCGGGCGGCGAAGTCCACACAGGCCTCGGTCAGCATCGGATGCACAACCTTGCTCGCGCCTTGGAAGCTCGCACCCCCCGGTGCGTCATCCCCGAGGCCTGTCCGACGAAGTCCTTCCTCGTATTGCTCGTCGCGCCGCTTGCGGGCGTCCTTGTCCTTGCCGATCAGGTCGATGAACTGCTGCGCGATGCGGCTGAGGTCGCCCTCGTCCATGTCCTCGGCGAGGTTGGCGTAGAACTCGGGATCGTCGATGTCGCCATCGGCGTCGTCGAGGCGCACGATAGCGCCGCCGTCGTCGGTGTCGGTGACATCGCTCTCGTCACCGGGCATGGCGATCAGTTCGCCGTCGTCGCTCTCTTCGTAGTCGGGAAGGTCATCCATCAGTGCGCGGCTGCCATCGTGTTGGCGCGCTGCACCAGCAAGTCCAACTCAGCGAGGGTGCTGCGGGGGAGGGTTTCGTCCTCGTAAACGAAATGGTCCACCACAACCGGCTTGTTCAAGCCGCGCAGCGCGTTGAGGTTAACGACAGACACCACGCGGACAGCGTCGTGCGCCCGCCCTTGATTGTGAAGTACGTGTTCAACATGTGGCCTGAAGCGCAGGCTATGGACCACAAACACCCCGCCATCAGGCAGCGCCTCCAGCGCGCGGTGCGTGCGGCCTGAAGCTCTCCCGCCGGTTGGCTCCCAAACTCTGGCTGGTAAGGTCATGTCTGTCTCCTGCGGCGCGCTGAATAGCACCATGCTGGTTAGCTGTCTACAGCGCATAGGGGTTGACCACCGGCGTCGGCGAGATGCGCTCCGCCTCGTCGCGCACACGCTGGTCGCGCTCCTCCTTGGTCGGCTTGACCAGAGACAGCAGGCCGGTGTCGGTCATGACGCGCAAAGCTTGGGTGGCTTGGTCCACATGGTCGTCGTGCTTGATGCTGCCCTCGCCTGCGAAGCTGCACAACTGGTCGATCAGCGGGTTGACCCAAGTGCGCGGCTTGCCGGGGTAGCGGTCGCTCTCCGGCACCCAGACGCGGCGCTGGGCAAAGATCGGCGAGACGATGTGCAGACGTGAAAGCTTGTCGGCCCTGCCGGGGTTGTAGGCGTAGGCCTCGATCTTGCTCGCCGCCAGTGCTTGGCGCAGGCTGATGCCGCTGCCCTTGTCCTCGATCAGGATCATGTCCGGCTTGCGGCCCGAGGTCATCGGCTTGGTGCTGCCGAACAGCGGCTTGATGATGGCGCTGTCCTGATCGTCGCCGTAGCGCGTGTTCATCTCCCGCTTCACCCGCTTGAGCAGGTCGGGGAAGCCAAGGTGATCCTCCCAACAGTCGAGCAGCAGGACGTGCGCGATGGACTTGATGTAGAACACACCCCACACGCCGCAGGCTGTCGGGTCAGGATCACCTTGCTTGTCGAGGGTGCGCTCGGTGAAGGCGGTGTCGAGGCTCATGATGATGCGCTCAAACTGCGGCAGCGGCTTGTTGGCGGGCCACAGGTTGATCCAAGAGCGCCGGACAATGCCTGCCTCTTCAGGGTCGATCAACTCACCGTCCAGTTCCTGACGACCAATGCGGGTTCCGGCATAAATCTTGAGGTCTTCGAAGAAGCTCTCGGGCAGGTTGGCCTTGTTGTCGTAGGTCGAGCCGCGCACGATGATGCGCCCCTCGCGCGGCAGCACCAGCGAGCGGACCAGCGGCACCGGCTTGGGGGTGGTGGTCCACATGATGCGAGGCTTGGGGCCGAGGCGCAGGCCGAACTTGGCCATGTCCCATGTGTTCTGCGCGTCGCGGCCCCACGCCGCTAACTCGTCCGCCCAGATGTCGGCATTTTGTGGGCCGCGCAGTCGGTCTGCCTTCTCCGCGCTGAAGCCCCGGATCGTCGCGCCGTTGGTCAGGGTCAGCACCAGATCGCTGCGGTTGAAGTTCGCGACGCACTCCGGCGGGATGACGTTGAGCAGGCCGCTCTCGCCTTCGAAGCAGGTAAAGCGCACGTCGCTCTGCGTCGGGGCGATCACAGCACGGGGGAAGGCATCCGGGTCTTCATAGGCCACACGCCCTAGCCACTCAGCGCCGACGCGCGTCTTGCCGAAGCCTCGCCCCGCCATGAAGCCAGCCTCGGTCCAGTCACCCTCTGGTGGTATCTGGTTGGGGCGTGCCGTCTGCATCCACCTGACCTGCCATTGCAGGAAGGCGATGTCCTCGGGGGACATGTGCTGGATCAGTTCCTCGGCGTTGTCGAGGTTCACAGGATGTCCTTGGCGTCATCCTTGGCCTGCGCCACTGCGCGCATGGTCTTGGCCAGTTCGGCTGCCGTGCCCTTCGCCAGTTCGACGGTGGTCTTGGTCTCGAGGGGGGCGTCCTTGTCGCCCTGCAGCGTGGTCTTGTTGCCGTACTTCTTTGGGTTCCAGCACGCGAGCAGTTTGAGGCGGGTTTCGATGCGCAGCTTCGATAGCTGGACGTGTTCGCTGATCGCCTTAGTGCCATCGACGATTTCCATCACGTCCTCGGCAAGGGCCTCAAACCCGAGGTCACGCGCATGTGCGACCTGTGCGGCTAACTCGGGGTCCGCTGCCATCCAGTCGTAGAACGTCCGCCAATTAGGCATACCCTCCTGACGACACAGCGAGCGCAGCGTTGTCCCATTCGACAACTCCGCGATGATCGTCTTGCAGGCGGCGCTCTTCTGCTCGGGGGTGAGTGCTGGCATGCCCGCAAAACTAAGCTCTCACCGCCCACAGCGCAAGAGCAAACAGCTAAGTGCTTGTAATATCTATCTTTTACACCCCACGGACAGCGGCTTCAAAATTTCATGTCCGCGCGGCTCCCAGCCCGTTTTCCGTGTGGATTATTTTTCGAGGGGTTTTCAACACCTTAACCCCTAGGACAACCCCTGTCCGGGACACTACCACCGGACACCCTCCCCCTCTCCCCCTTAAGGGGAGGGGGGTGT